CAATGATTCTCTCTCTCTTTTCAGATGGAGTTTCCTTTTTAGTGGCTGTGCTTGCAACGGTAGCCGTGGCCTTATTAGTAATTGTAGGGGCTGGCCTGCTTTTAGGATCAATCGCTCTTGTTCGTTGTGGTTTCTCAGGAAGAGGGGCGACTTCGACCTTAGGCTGACGACTTTTAAGTTTTTTGCCCATTTCTTCATCTTCTTTCCTATAGTTTTCTTCAACCAGCTCAATAGCGTCTTTCATTGCCTCGTGTGGCGGAAGCTCTGGCTCTTCTTTAATGATAGCAAGAACTGTTTCATAGACCAGATCACTAGCTTCTTTGCCTTTAAAAGCACAAAACTCATACTTTTCAGCTTCTTTTTCGATTGTTTTAGAGATTCCAACCTTAAATGATCCGATTGCTAGGTCGTCTTTGCGCTTAATCTCAGCCTGTTCCTTAGCCAAAACCTTATCTTCAAGCTCTTTAACCTTAGCATTTACAATTTCTTCAGCTTTAGCAGCAGCAAGCTCTTCTGGCGTCGGCTCTTTATGATCAGCTAAGGCGTTAAAGATGTCGGTATCTGAGAATCCGGCGGCCTTAAGAGCCCCCAGTTTGTCTTTTTCCTTAAGCTCTTGAAACTTCTGATACTCTTCATTTACTTTACGAGCCTTATTCACTTCCTCATAAAGCCTTTGTTGTTCAAGTTTAAACTCGCTTCGCTCTTTAACGATTCTTGCCTCTTGGGCTGCAAGCTTCGCAAAGCGTTCGGCATCTTGTTGTGCTGGAGCGTCAGGAACGACTGGAGTTTCCACTGGAGGGGCGATTGGCGGTGGGGCGGATTGAGTTCCTGTTGCTGCTTGCATAGCTGTTTCCTTAGACATTATTGAACTCCTTGATTAGGCGTATTTTGAATCATGTTGCTTGTTGGCTGGGCTTGAGGAGCCGCCATAGGCTGATTAGGCATAGGAGCTGGCGCCGGCATTGGTGGCGTCAGCAGATCATCAATCTGAACTAAAAACTGTCTAACTAGACCTAAGCGCTTGTCTGGACATCCCATGAGCTGAGCATAATTATAATATTGCAAAGCCAAACTCTTAGCCAAATTCAGATCATTAAACTGTTGTGGTGGCGTATATTTGCCATCATAAAGCATATCTTCTAGGCATTTGGATAGATAATCCTCTGCTGCATTAGATAGATTCTCTTCCATTTCAATGTCTGGCATATCCATAAGCTTCTTGCCAGTTCTTGGGCTGATAAGCCCTGCTTGCATAAGCTCTTGGGTTTCAGCCAACCGTCCGGTTATATCATCTGAAAGTGATGAAGTTGGGAATGCTTTGAGCACATATTCTTCATTATCAAGATCAATCTCTGCCCAATCAACAGTCTCCATGAAGTTTGTATCTGGAAATATAACTTCATATTCCCCTTTATCGGCATAAATATCCTTAACAACCTCAACGGCTTGCTTCGCGATTTCTAGAATAAACTCTTCCATCTGTTGGCCCATGAATAGAAATCTATCATCGCCAATTTGATTAAGTGTTCTAAGTGCCTTACCGCTATCAACTCCCATTGGAGCCTCGCCAGTAGTGGACATTTTGCTAACGCCTTCTTGCTCATAGCCTTTTTCAATCAATGAGTCGATCCAAGCTTGAAGCTCAGGATTAGTCGCAGGAGGAGTTACATATTGTGGCGGCGTTCCAGTATAATGAACAATAGAGCCAACCTCATTATTCAAATGCTGAGTCACTACTTTAGAGCCATTTTCAAGCAGTAACTTAAAGCTTCCCATCATCCATAGCGAGCGTTGCTTAAGAATCATTCCGCGATTGATCTCGCCTTGAAGATTCTGTAATCGTTCGCAAGCGCCTTGGCCATACCATCCAACTTTACGCTTAGAATATCTAAAATGAGGGAATGGAAAATAGTCTTTAGTCCATTTATATTTCATAGCGCCATCGCCAATTGAAATAACTCTTAGGCCGTCATCTTCTTCCGGACCTGATCTTAACTTCCAGCTTTCAACAACAGTAATTAAATCAGCAGCAGTCTTATGGCCGCCAACCTCTTGATAATTGGCTGGACTTACTTTCTCAATATATTCAGAAAGATCTGGAAACATTACAGCAGCGACTTCTCTATCCATGAGCTTAACTCTATGTAATTGAGTAGGCTCAGTTACCGCAGCTTCAATCTCATCAACCCATAATTCATGTGGCAATACTCTTTCAATGCAGCATTTGCCGTCTTGAGAGGCATAAACATATAAGAATCCATCGCCCCAGACACCAGCATCACTGAAAGCCTCAATAGCCTTCTCATGCACATGCTGTTCATAAAATAATCCTTGAGTGAACTTAGTTAATTGCTTGGCCTTCTTTTGATTCTTCCAAATGCCACCATTGGTTACATAGGTTGGAATAACTTTGTTCTTAGCCATCTTAGATTCAAGAGTATCTATAACGCTTGAACACAGATTATATGAAATCCTTTGCATAGAGGGATTGGCAGAACCAGAGTTAATTCTAGTAAAAGCCATTCCCATCAATCCATAAGCTGATGTTGAACCATACAGTCTGGTTGAAACAGTCAACTGCTCAATTCTTGAAGTTTGATTATGTTGAATGAGCTTTAGTGTGGCAGCAATGGAAGCAGCCATTTCATCTTCTTTAACCGTCCACCACTTCAAATTCTCTGATATGTCTGAATTATCTTTAGGCTTACGAAGCACTTTGCCTTTGGCATCTTTAAGCGTCCCGCTTCTTCGATCAAATGGTTTAGCCATGTTGTTCCTCTTTCAATTGTTGCAATCTCAATTCCTTTTGTTTTTGTAATTCATCGTAAAAAGGCGATGACCAATAAAGCACTTCTTCTGGACTTAAATCATCAAGCGCAGACATTGGATTTACCAATGCTTCGGCCTCAGCCTCTAGAACTGGACCCGCTTCTTTAGGCAATGACCCAATCTCATAAGTGATATTATCAATAGTTACTGACTTACATCCAAGCTCACGAGCTTCGTCGATAAGTTCTTTCTTAGTCATCGTTTCCTCTTATTCAAATAATGTCTTAAAACTTCATTCTCATCATTAGCCATCATCGTAGCTTCATAATCCTCACCAGCTTCTTCAGCCTGCTGGCGCTTAATTGTATTTTCAATGGCTTCATCAGCCATATTCTTAGAATATTGAGACCACTGTTCACGGATATTTAATTTAACTGGAGCCGGCTCGCTTAACCAATGGAGTGCTTCTGTGTATGCATAAAGAACAGCGTCACATATATCTGAATGTGGCTCATCTTTTATAACAAGCTTATCAGAAGTAGACTTGTCGTAATCCCATTCAACCACAGAACAATCTTGAGCAAAACGGCTGTTGGATCTTGCATAAAAAAGATTGGTCCTGAGAGCATCATTAAGCCAAGTAATATGCTCGATCTTGCGTTGTTTCTCTGCTGCATGAACTGGAACTCCTGTACGCTTAGTTATTTCGAGCGCTATTTTCTTACCATTGGCTCCCGTGTCAGCCACAATTTTAAGAGGATTAAATCGTCTGTATCTTTGTTCAACTTCTGCGACAATTTCAGTAACGGATAGGCCAGACTTAACAAACTCTTCGACAAGATAACATTTACGAGAATGTTTATGCCAACCGAGTACCGAAATGGCATCAGCATCGTCAGTACCAAAATCCACGCCAATGACATAATCAGTAAGCTCTGGCAATTGCTCATAATGATTCCTTTGTGCTGAGTATTGAAAGACTAATGCTTCTAAATCTTGAACCCATTGACCATAAAATTCTCTCAATAGAGTAGGATGATTCGCTGGCCATTGTTTTCTTACTTGGAGCTCTTCAACAAACTTTCTAGCATTTGGAAAATATGGATTATTAAATAAGCTCCAATGATGCGTATTAAATCCATGCATTCCTTTTGAAGCTTCATAGAAATAACCCTTTGGCACTGGACCTGGCGTTCCTGTAAGCGCCACTTGTCCATCGTCATATTCAGATGTTCTAGCAGTTAGGATATCAATTAGCGCTTCAAGATGCGCTCTAAAGTCCTGGCCTTCATCAACTGCTGCAAATGGTGTCTTAATCGCCTTGATCCTAACGATGAAGTTCTCTGTATCTGCTCCAAATAGCTTAATGCTAGAGCCGGTCTTTTTAATTGTGCATGTATAATCACTCTTATTAAAATCACATGGGATCTTTTGACGTTCCGATACTTCCTGAAGAATTGGCCACATGATGTTCTTTGCAGAATCTTTAGTTAAAGCAATGTATGGCATCATCACATTATTGTATTTGTGCCCAGCTCTAAAGTATTTCAAAGATAGTCCGGTTGATTTACCAGCTCTGACAGTTGTTTGAGCACAGACAAAACGATTCATATCTTTAACAAAAGAATCTTGCTGAGGGAATGCTGGGTCTTCAATGCGAACATCTGCTTGTTTTGATGCCCTTGACGCAAGAATAATCGCAGCTTCATTACTTAGCATCTTTTAATCCCTTAAGCTCGGCCTCTAGCAGTGCTATTCTTTCTTCTTTACTCATCTGCTGAACATTCTCAGCGGCCTCAGCCATTGCTGGATCGACAGATATTTCCATAGCCTTACGCTTTGGATATAAATATTGAGAAACTTCTTTAAGGGCATTCATTCTAATGAAAATTTCCTTATGCGAACAAAGCTTAAGAAGCTCAGCAAAAGGATCAATGCCGGCCTCTTCACATTTCTCAAGAAGATTAAGGGTTTTTCTGTTTGGAATACCCTTAACTCTCCCGCCGTATCTTTTATGTCCTTTAGGTGCTGCCATTCTAACTACTCGAAACTACTGTTGTTATAAAAGCTCGTAACCTTTTAAGTTTCCAAAAGGCACCACGACTTTACGTTTAGTTTTCTTAGACACAATGAGAAGGCCATGATCTAGCTCATAAATATCACTCTCTTTATTGCCAACAGATGACCTTGATGCGACTAGATCAAATCCCGCTTTGAAGTGGGCTGATTTAACTGTTCCCTTGGGCGCTTGTGGCGTAGCTGTTGGGACCGTGACTGCTGTTGCTGTTTCGATTGTTCCTGCTTTTGGTCGTGCCATGTTATTGCTCCAATGTTTCTACTGGTTTATCCTCTGGGACAACCGCTGGTTTAGTTTCAAAATGTTTCTTTGCTTTAACTTGAAGCTTATGAAGCTTTTCTTTGGTCTCTTCCATTTGCCTATCATTGATCTCACCACGAATGACAAGATCACCTAATTTAGCGCAAAGGATTCCATAATCTCTTTCAAAGTCTGTTAGTTCCATTAAATCTCCTGTTTGAATAATAAAATAGGATTAAACACATATTGTTTCTTATTAATTATCATCGGAAGAACTTGTCTGGTCTTATGAGTGAACTCAAAGCCTTTTTCATCATCAAAGAGCTCTTTAGCCAAAGACTTAGCTATCCCCATCTTCCTAAAGGCTTCTTTCACATAAACATAATGAATGATCTCTGGCTCTGAAACCATGTAACCTAAGATCACTGAATCATCTTCAATGAGACAAGCAATTGAGATAACTGTTTCATTTAGAAGGCGGTCTAATACTTTTTTATAATTATTGAAATAGACTGATTTACGAATGCTCTTAGTCCAAGAGTCGTAATAAAATGAGTTCAGCCATGTTGAATAGATGAAACTTAAGTCTTCAGGTTTTGGGGGCCGAATATTCCATTTTCGACTCATATCTATTTACTTCCTTGTATCTACAGTCCTTAAGCTGGCTCACCTTTAACTTCTTGTAAAGTAGCGCCATCAGCTTTAGACGTTTGTGGAAGCGGTGCGCTTTCTGGATATTTGCCAGTTACTTTGGCATATAAGAAACCACTTACTAATTTGAAATAGCTAATGAATTTGTAATAAGAGCGCTGCCAGGCCATTAGGTCTGGGATGGATCTTGTTTCTGCTTGAAGCTTTAAGTCATAGCCTTTAGTGAGTTCAATATTTTTATTGCGATATATAACGTCTAAGTATTCAAAAAACTTCATGTTTTCTCCTATTTGCTAATCATTGTTAATAAGAATAGTTTTCTAGATTTTGATCTTCCGTTCTTAGTCTTTATATTGAGCTTTCTGTATATATTGCTCATGTGGAACTTTCTTACTGTTTGCTCAGAGAGGCCAAGCTTCTTTGCCATTTCCATGTTTGTGAAGCCCTGCTTAAAAAGCTCTAAAACTTCTCTTTCTCTATC